CATTAGACAGCCGTAGTAAGTATTACCATTCTGCGCCCATTGAATGGAGCGTAGGAACTGTTGCGGTCTAAGGTTAGAGTTGAGGTTAGCAGTGGTGTAGTGCGTAGCATCGGTATCTAGAATCAGTGATACCTGACCCTTGGTCCAGACATCTAGACCTTTGGATTCTGTGTATTGGAATCGCAATGACTCATCTTGAGCAGGCTCAAAGTATTTGATTCCTTGACCTAGATGGAAAGACGACTGAGATCTAAACCACCAGCCAGTCAGCGATTGCTCGCCTGCTTCTCTGGTCTGGTCATACTGTTGCTTACGATACTGCGCCGTGACACGGCGATAAGGTGAATCATCACTAGCAGCCAAAAAGAATGGCAGCCCGTTGATGGCTATATCGTAGGAAACTCCTGTGGCTTGATAGTTAGTTGAGCCAGCGGGATTTGAAAGTACGTAGGGAATGCCCTCCGTGATGTCGTCACCATAAGGTGCCAAGGCTTACTCCTTACTTAGAAAGGGCTGCGATTTCTTCTGCGGTTAGACCGAGAGCAGCAAGTTTGGCTTCTGCTGAAGCTTTGGCTTCTGCTTTGGCTTGTTCCTCAGCCTTACGTGCTGCTTCTGCTGCAGCGGCTGCTGCTTGATCTGCTTCAGCCTGTGCGATCTCTTCAGCAGTAAGTTCTACTTCTGTAGTAACTCCAGTGCTGCAATCAACAACGAGTTTGGTTGGCATTGTTTTCCTTTCTTATGAGTTTGAAATTCCGTATAAGGTGGCAGTTGAGTATTGCAGAAATGTGTAACCTGAGAATGGGTCTTGAAGTTTGATGGAAGTTATAGCAGCAGTGTTAGCCCAAGAATCTACATAAAACTGAGCCTGTGCGCTTGTCGCATTATTCTCTGTAACACTATCTAATAAAACAGATTTGTATTTTGATGATGTATAATTTGTAATGTAAATGCTCATATTGCCAAAAGTTGAAGCAGTTGCTGTGTTTCCTGTTATATCTGGTATTTGGTTATTAGCAGCACTGCCACTATTTACTCCAGAACCATAAGATTGTACCCATTTATTGGTCCAATTAGAAGTAGAGCTATTGAATTGCAAACCAAGAGTAGAATAATAAGCAGATGCACTTCCACGACCACTTACTAAAATACATAAATCTGTATAAGTTTGTGGAATAGAAGTAAATTCAATACTACTTGCTCCACCGCTTCCCACAGTTACAGTTGCTATTGCCGCATATGTATTTGCCATATTTACGCCGCCTTTATTCCGTATAGCGTCATATTTGAACCGACTCTGACATTTCCACCGCTACAAAAAATAGAGATAGAAGTAATAGCAGATGTACTTCGCCAAGTTCCTACAGTCACATCATTTTCGCCGTTGGTATCTCCCCATTTTGTTAGAATGGTTTTATAGGTAGTAGTATTGGCATAGTTGTTTATTTGAATAATTCCAAAAGGCCAGTAGTCTCCACTTGTTGGAAGGCTTACTGCAACAGGACCCCAATCAATAGATGTTTGACTTGTTCCTCTATTGCTAGAGGTTGATGCACCAGAACCATAAGAATAAAGCCTAGTCCAAGAGTAGTTGCTTCCAGTATCTCCGTTGACTCTCAAAAATTCTGCACTTCCAACAGTATTTTGTAAATTAGCGATAAGTACTAAATCTGTATAGGTTGAAGGTATTGATGTAAGTTCTATAACAGATGCGCTAGCACCTAAAGTAACCGTTGCTATTGGCTCGTAAGTTGCTCCTGCTGCCATTATGCTGCCGCCTTTCTAAAATTGTATGTCATTGTCATCTCTTTCATCTAGGCGCTTTTTATTCCGTATAGGGCGAAGTGGGAGTTAGACTCAACTGTGCCAGAAACTGGTGTCAAGGTAATAGAGGTTATTGCGTCATATACACTTGAAGTATTTTTATACCAAGCCCCAGAACGAAACAATACTTTACCTGAGCCATTTGCATCAAAACCTGACAATGTTCTAATTGTTTTTGCTTTATTTGTTGATGTATAATCTAGAATATCAATAACACCTGCACCAAAATTACTAGTGGCATTTGTAAATTGAGCAGAAACAATGCTAGATGCCGACGAACCACCGCTTGCTCCAGCACTTGAACCATCACCATATAGTTGATGCCAAGAATAATTAGTCGCTGTATCTGAATTGAATGTAAGGCTAAAGTAACTATCAGATGATGACCCTCTTGCAATCAACCTTATTTGTAAATGTGAATAAGTTGATGGAATTGAAGTGAAAGAAACACTTGATAAAGAACTACTAACAGTTACGGTAGAAATAGACTCAAAAGATGTTGATGCTGATTGATTAGCAGATGCAAAAATACCAAGAGATATAGGTGTCACGCTGAGGTATCTCCAATCACTACCCAAGTATCGGTAGCGCGTTTGACAAGTGATGCTGCAGCCCACTGCGCTCGCAGTTTCAACCCTGGAGTTCCATTGACTGTTACGCCACCAGCACCAGCAACGGTAACCTGACCTGCACCTGTCTGAAGGATATTGACCTGAGATCCAACAGGAAATGCGGTAGTTGCATTAGTTGGGATAGTCAAGGTAATTGCCGAAGCATTGTTGAGTTCAACCAGAGTATTGTTCGCATCTGTTAGTACAACGGTATATGTAGTTCCAGTCTGAGCATTAGTTGTATATGCTGTTGATGGGCTTACTGAGCCACCAATAATTGCTACGCTCATTAGTTACCTTCCGATCCAAATGCTGAGAATGAAGTATTCCCAGTCGTTGAATAAACTGTTATCACATCTGTATTGGCAAGGGTAATTCCACCTTGGATGCTAAATACAGCACCTGCTGCTAGCGGTACTCCATAGGCAATGTAGTGCTGATTAGCCAAGGTTGCACCTGCTGGACGTACAGCAATACGGATAGTGTCTTGAGTACCACCGATATTTGACGCATTGAGCGTAGAAACAATCGTGGCATTGGTTGCTGTATACAGTGTTGTTGCAGTAGCAGCGGTAGGCGCTGACTGCGCTAAGACTTTATATGTAGGCATTAGGCTAGATCTCCAATCAAGGTCCAGGTATCTGTATCAGTCTTGACAAGGCTTGCTGCAGACCATTGAGCGCGGGTCTTGGTTCCAGTTCCGTTGATGGTTACACCACCTGCTCCAGCCACTGTTACTTGCCCTGCTCCGATTTGCTGGATGTTGATTACTGCGCCAGTGGCGAATGCAACAGAAGCATTGGTAGGCACAGTCAGTGTTATGGCAGAAGCATTACTCAAAGTAACAAGGCGACCATTATCCGTCAGCGCCAAGGTATATGTGGTACCAGTCTGGGCATTGAGAGTTAGATTTTGTCTAGCATCATTGATGGTAGGTGTGTTCAGGGTTGGGCTAGTCAACGTCTTGTTAGTCAACGTATCTGTTGTGGCTTTACCTACCAAGGTATCTGTTGCTGCAGGCAACGTTAGTGTGGTTGTTCCTGCTACTGCTGTTGCTTGGACTGTGGTTGAACCAGAGGTAGAACCAGCAAATCCTACGTTTGTTACAGGCGATATTGATGCTTTGAAAGCATTGAGATCATCGCTAGTAAGTACGTGCTTGACTGTTGCACCTGCTGAGTGTTGCACACCAGAGGTTCCAGCTCTAGCTCTAGTGATTGTGAATGTATCACTTGATGATGCTGTGATAAATACGATTTCTTCAGATGTGGTATCTGGGTCAAGAGCAACAGTGAACTGGTCTACGTTACCTGCTGCGAGTGTGACTCCACCAAGTAAGGCAGAGCCAGTTCCTGCTGCCACAGTCATTGTGGTGGCGCTAGACGATATTGTTGAGGCAAGCGTCGTCTCAACGCTAATCGACGAGTATTGTCTGGTCACGGGCCTTCCTTACTTTGTGTAGTGGATTCTGATGGGATACTTGTCTTGCAGTTTCAACGCTTCCTCCTGTAGTCGCTGTTGATACAATGCAAAGACATAACGAGAAGCAGATGCACCAGAGTTGTATGGGTTCTTGGTGTCATTGAGATCAGCCTCAGCACTGGATAGATTTATACGTCCAGCGTCAAGGAAACTGAGAAGTTTGTAGCAAGCGCCAAGGATAGTAACGTCAGCAGTGCTGCCAGGAAGACCAGAAACATCTTCATAATCGTCGGTGCCAGCATCAAGGGTATTGGGCGTTGTTGTATACCATACTTGAACTGTACGTCCAGGTTGAATGTTTTCATAAATGTTGATGGTGTTGTTAGTGTTGAAGGTAGCGGCATTTGCCATTGGGTCTGCTCTCCAGCGATTGACTGGGAGCCATTCTTCAGATGAACCAGTTGTCTGCCACGAGACAAACAGGATTGCTTCTAGGTCATCTGGTAGAGCATATGTTGTCTGTGATGCGTTGAAAGTAAAGGTAGTTGAACTTACTGCCCAGAGCTTAGGATAGTAAGAGTTGATAGTGTCGTTGATAGCCTTCTTGATAGATACTCTAGGGAAGGTAGGAGCTAGAGTTACTTGGGCATAACGTGCGTGAGGTGATGCTGTTGTTCCTTGGAAACCGCGACCAATCGGGTTTGCAGGAGCACCCATTACATTTAGGGTGTTAGTGGTCTTGTTGAAAGAATCAATCCAGATGAGTTCGTCATCAATCTCAATCAAACCTTTAGCAAGGTTATCTGAAGAACCAACTTGGATTTCTAAACTGGTAGTTGTCAGACCAGCAGTGTTATTTACATAAGTGATGCGATCTTGACGGAGCGAATAACCTTGTAGGTTAGTTCTCACCTCGTCGATCATCTCGGACAGTGTTGGCATTGTTTCCTTCCGTATACCAGCCATCTCCCCACAGAGTCTCTAGTCTGTGGAAGTATTGTTCGTATTGCTTTGCAATAACATCTACGGAGTAGAGCGATACTGCTCTATCCCTGATTGCTTTGCGGTCTAAGTTCTTGACGTTCTGTGTTGCCAAGATAAATTCTTCTACGTTGCGGCATCTATACCCTGTCACACCTTGTACGACAGTTTCTGTAAATGCTCCCCAGTCTGTAGTAATAACTGGGGTTCCACAGGCTTGTGACTCGATGTTCACATTGCCAAATGGTTCTAGGTATAGCGTTGGTACGAATGTAGCGATTGCTCCACCCATCAACTCTGCACGTTTCTCAGGTCCTACTGGACCGATATATTCACCATAGTTTGGTATATGTTCACCAGGGCCTGCAAGGATTAGTCTTGCACCGATGGTCTTGCAGATATGCGCTGCAATATCTACACCTTTGCGAGCAATCATTCTGCCCACATAAAGGTAGTAATCTCCATCGCCTTTGCCTAGCGGAAACATCTCAGGATCTAAGTAGCCTGGAATCACCGCATCAAAGAATGAACCATCTGCTGTTGCTGCATCTCTATGTTGAGCGTAGATGCTGTGCATCCAAGCGTATGATTCAAATACTCGGTAGTTAGAAAATACTCCAGAGTATCCGACACCAAACTCTACGACCATCATTCCTGGCAGAGCCAGTGCTATCGGTTGATGTGAGCCACCACCGATAACGCATACAAAGTCTTTCTGTTCTGCACGCTTGCGTATCTCATCTGCAGCCTTCTTGTTGAACTTCTGCCAGTGAGGTAACTTGTAATCAAACGGTGCTTCTACATATGGTTTCTTGCCTACGACAATACGTCGTTGTGTTTCTGTGATACAAGGGATAAGTTCATCTACATCAGCCTCATTCTCTTCACCTGCGTAGAGATAGACTGTGTGGCCTAAGCCCTTCATCATATTGCAGAACCTGCGTACCTTTTCAGTGTACGCACATCCTGCGTAATCTTTAGTTGTCTGGGTATGTGGTAGTGATACAACGTGAAATCTCATAGAGAGATTATCACATACCGCCTAGCATTAGTATGTCTGGCAACGCCGTTGCATTGGATCCGCTAGGACCAGTTGGTCCTGTGGCTCCAGTGGGTCCAGTAAGTCCTTGTGGTCCTGTAGGTCCAGTTGCTCCAACTGGTCCAGTGGCTCCAACATCACCAGCAGGGCCAGTGGCACCAACAGGGCCAGTAGCGCCAGTAGGTCCAACATCACCTGTTACTCCTTGTGCTCCTTGAGGACCTGTTGCTCCAGTCGGTCCTGTTGCTCCCGCAGGACCCGTAGGTCCTGTAACACCGTCAATACCTTGTGGGCCTTGAGGCCCTGTAGCGCCAATAGGGCCAGTAACACCTGTCGGTCCGACATCACCTTGTATCCCTTGCGGTCCAGTGGCTCCAATAGGGCCTGTAGGCCCTGTAGGACCCGTTACACCAGTATCGCCTACTGGTCCTGTCGCACCTGTGGCACCTGTTGCACCAACTGGTCCAGTCGCTCCGACTGGGCCTGTAGCACCGATAGGTCCTGTTGGACCTGTCGCTCCCTCTGGTCCCGTAGCACCTGTAGCGCCAATGGGTCCAGTTGGTCCTGTGGCACCCGTCGTCCCCGTAGGGCCTGTGGCACCAGTCGGTCCAGTACTTCCTGTAACACCTGTTGCTCCTGTTGCACCTGTAGCGCCTGTGGCTCCAGTAGAACCTGTGGTTCCTGTAGAACCTGCAGGGCCAGTAGGTCCTGTCGGACCTGTGGGGCCTGTGGCTCCTACGCCACCTTGCGCTCCTTGATCTGCTGAAAACTCTACCGCAACTTGTGGAGTAATGGACTCAATTACGATAATGGTACTCACGTAGTCACAGCTCCTGTCACGATGAACTTACCTTCAAGTATTCTTGTTATGGTAGTTCCTGAATCTAAAACTAAATCGTAGGCATATCGACCAGCATCAATATCGCCTGTGATGGTAGATGACAGGGTTACTGTTACTCGACCATTGATTGCATCAAAGACCATACGACCATTGGCAGTAGATGCAACGACAGTTGTCGTAGATGCGCCAACGAATGGGCGTACTGTCATTGTGCCTGTGTAACCAGTTAGGTTCCAAGGAGTGGCTGTACCACTAACATTGTTCTGTACTTGGAACTGGAAAGTGAATGTGGTTGCCTGATCGCAGACCAGATTGTATTTAGCACTCAAGATGAGATTCCTCTGAGAGCCTGCGCTGCAGCCAGCCCAGAAGTAGAAGCGAGGTAATTACATACACCATTGAAATCAAGCCACTTACTTTTATCAGTAATGCCAGCAATTTGATTGAGCACCCCCACTGTATCTGTAACTGTAGTGGTCACTGTACGAGCCGTTGCCCATTGCTTGGCAGCAAGAGCCATATCAACCATATTGCCCATTGAGCGATAGGTTCCGCCATTTGCTAGGCGATTCAACTCATCATTGAGAGTTGTACCATAAACTCCGAGTGCCACTATCTACTCCTTACTTCTTCTTTTTTGCTACTGCTGCGTTATCTACCAAGTTTGGATATGGACGACCAGCAGCCTTAGCACGCTTTTTAGCGGCAGTCTTCTGCGCTGGTGTCAGTTTCTTAGATGTCTTCTTAGGATTCTTTGTATCCCAAAACGCTTTCTTCTTCACCATTTCACCTTATCTGCCCAATATGCGGCGCTCATCTTGCCTTTAGCAATGTTCTTTGCGTGACGTGCCTTGAATGATTTTTGTCTAGCAGTAGGTTGTCTATCGCCTGTTACGCCTTGTTGTCCGAATCGGATGGTCTTGACTTGACTTCCTTCTTTTGCGACAACGACGTGACTCTTAGTTGGGTGAGAAGGCGTACGCTTGGGTTTGTTGAAGCCCGCAACGCCAGCACGTGCAAGACGCGGATCACGCTTTGTTTTTCTTTCCATACTCTCCATACTTTCCTAGCACTGCTCTTACTGTGCCGTTCTTGTTGAGTCTGACAACCATCCCGTTTCTGATAATGACAGAGTTGAACTTCTCACGTCGGCGGAATTGACCCGACGACATTACTTCTTCTTTGCCTTCTTCTTAGCCTTGGACATTCCTGCTTCAGATAAAGCAATGGCAATGGCCTGCTTCTTGGATTTGACTACAGGTCCCTTCTTGCCTGAGTGAAGGGTTCCACCCTTGAACTCACGCATTACTTTGGCGACCTTCTTGGCTCCCTTAGCCTTCTTCATTTAGCAGACTTTCCTGGAGCGCCAGATTGTAACTTCTCATAAGTCATAAATGGCTTGTCATTGGTATCTGATGGGTAAGGCATAAAGTCTTCAGACTCTTCGTATTGTTTTGGATCATTGGCTGGCATTTATTACTCCTTGTATGCAAGTTTGATTCCGTCAAAGGCTTTACCAGCCTCATTGGAAAGTTTTACTGCGGCATCTATATCTGGTTGTCTGGTACTGCGTGGTTCAATTCCCTGACGCACTGCATCGTAATAGGAATCGACTTCTTTATCCCACTTTTTTTCTTTATCTTTATCCCAATGTTGCCTGGTGGGGAAGCACCCTGCAAAGCCAAAGTTTGCTGATTGCAAACAATCGGAATAAGAATCGTGGTCTTGGGTTTTACACCCTGATCTGCAATTAGGATTTGTCATAGTTGTGTAAGGTACTCCGAGTATCCTGCGTCAATAAATATCTGCGCTTCAGCATCACTAATTGTATTAGTAGTTCCGCCAAGATAATATGAATCAGCAGCAGCTAGTGTGTCTTGGCTTGGTGTTTGCTCTGTGGTTACAGTAGTCCCATTGACTATAAATGTATAGGCGCGAGGAATATCTGTAAGAAATGGATTTGTAGTTCCTGTTATTGAACCACCAGTAATTGGCCTACCAGCAAGGCGAGCATATGGAGTAAACTGAGTGTAATCAGCGCCCCAAGTTTCCCAACGCCAAGGTGTTGTCAATGTGTATGGCATCATAACCTTTCTAACGGACTCACCACCAGACAGGATTTCTAGGCCCTGTCTGATAGTCAATCAATTATTTAGTTGATTGTTGTAGCGGTTTCAATGCGGAATAGAGCCGCCTCACGGAGACGGTTCCAACCTGCAAAGGTATACCAGCCGATGGTGCGGAAACGGCGCAGAGCGTCAATTTCTGGACCAATAACGACTGATGTATCTTGAACAAGTGCTTCTGCAAGCGCTTCACGACCAGCAACAACTGCCTTGTAAACAACAACAGATGATGCGTTGGTCTCAGATGGAACGCGAGGTGTCTCAACAATGTAAGCACCTTCCAACGCTCCGACTGCACCAGCAACGAACGGAGTACGCTCAACGTACTTGGTTAGCTCCTGGAATCCACCAGTGCCTGATTCGGCACGGAGGTCAGCAGATTGACGTGGGTGAACGTATGCAGCATAGAGCTCGCCAATACGAGGAATAGCCTTGTTGCTACGTAGTTGAACAACAGCCTTACGGATAAGAGCAGTTGTCATTGTTCCAGATGCTGTAACGGATGCAGTACCAGTTGCGGTTCCGCCGTATAGAGCATTGGATCCACCAGTTAGAACAGATGATACAACGGTGTCAATAGAATCAGCAGCGTTGTAAGCAATGATGTCAGCAAGAGCTGCATCAACATCGTTGAATGAAGTTAGGTTCAACTTCTTGGTGGTTGTTACGGCTGAGCCGTACTCGTTTAGTGTTACAGTAACCTGTGATGGGTTACCAAGAGCAATGGAGGAAACATCAGAAGTTTCTGTCAATGTACCAGTCGCTGTTGCGAGATCTGAGTAAATGGAGAATACAACTGACGAACCTGGCATTGCCTGCTGTACTGGCTTGACATCAGCCAACGCACGCATCACTGGGATGGAGCGAAGCGCCATACGAACGTATTGATCGTACGCTGTTTGGACGAGGTTGCTGATTGTCGAAGACGAAGTAAGCGTACCTGTAGGAATTGCCACTTATCTTGCCTTTCGGATAGGTTCGGTTTTAGAGTCCAGACGCTCTAATGATTTCATCCAACTCTTCACGGCTACCTGCGTTCATCAACTTCTGATGAATCTGTGCTTGGAACTCAGGAGTAACTCCCTGTTCTACAGCATTAGTCATCCGTTGATATGCAGCAGCCTGCTTTGGATCTACATTAGGTGTTGCCTGGTTCGGCTGGGTTTCATAGCCAAATACATCGGCATAATCTTCCAGCCATTTAGATACAGACTCTTCAGTTGGGTCTATATCCTGTGGGATAAATGAAGCAATTTTGCTATTTACCCCGCGACTAGCGAGGGCATCTTTGATTGCTCGTTCTCTGTTTGCTTTTGCAAGTGACTCATACTGCGCCTTTAGTTCGGCGAGTTCTTTGTCTTTTGCTTTTGTTGCTTTACGCAACTGCTTGACGAGATCGTTGGAAGTATCTTCCTGTTCAAAGTCGTCATCTTCGTAGTCGTAGTTGGACATAGGTCCTTCTCCCTTATTAGTTGTTATCGCAGGCCTCATATAGAACTGGGGATTTTCTATATGGCTCCTACTACTGGTTTTGATGTCTCTCTAACGGACCAGTCGTCCCGTTAGCAGGTCTAGAATTGTCCCGCTCGTTCGCGGGATAGCGCTCCTTGAGCGACTCCAGTCTGACCAGAGAACTGTGCAGTCTCTAGTTGGGTAAGTCTCTTGCGCTTTTGTGCAGCTTCTGCTGCTCCTGGTAATGTAAATACTTCTGCTTCTGCAGTTGTTTGGTCATAAGGTCCAAGACCTTGCTTTGCATAAATATCGCCAAGTTTTGTAGCAGTTGGTAGGAACTCAGAAATTGTTTGGTATCCTTGACGTGCAGATTCTTTTGTTACTCCATAACGAGCTAAGTATTCGGCATCTGTCACTCCAACGCCTGTTATTCCACGTTGAGGTGCTGCCATAGAAAGACCAGCCTTAGCTGCCTCTCCACCAATTTCAGCAGCAGTTACCTTACGGTTGATGTCTTGGATAGCCTGCTTAGGGTCAAGAACATAAGCCAAGATGTCACCATTGCTAATGTTTGGATAATAAGCACGTAACGCCTGAAGTACTTCTGGATTAGAGTCTTGGACTCTCTTGTATCCAATCTGTAGACGTTCTTCTAATTCAACAGGAGATACATCTCCAGCAATAAACTTATCTAAGTTTGCTTGCTTTCCAAACTGATTCTTTTCGTAATACGCAGCAGGTAAACCATACTGGCGCATAACGTTTTGGTACTGATCTTCAAGTGATATGTACTCAGCTTCAGATAAAGCACGAAGTCCAGCATTGATTCTTTGTTGATTAGCCTGAAATCTTTTTTGATAAGTAGGTGTCTTACGAAGTTCAATAGCAAACTCTGCTGGTGGAAGTCCACCTTTGATAAGAGCCTCTACATCGCCCACGAGTTCACTCAGTCCATAACGATTGAACTCATCTCTAAGTAACTGAAATGCGCTCCTGCGCTCTTCATAGACTTTACCTTGAGTAGCCTTTTGTTGTTGGAGCAAGGATGCGTAAGCAGTAAATGCTGCTTGGTCTGTGAACTTTGTACCATCTTCTGCGGTATAGACAGTAGGGGTACCAGTTCCTTCAAATCCACTTCTACTTCCAGCACCACTGGTAGAAGCAGAACTTGATGCAGGTGTTGCTGATGCTGTGATAGCTCCAGTAGTTATATTGATTGTAGAGCCAGATTTTTTAGCCGCTGTTGCTTCATTGATTGCTGCACCAATCTGAGCGCCCGTCAATCCTTTAGCAATAGCGCCTTTTATGACAGCATCATATTCTTGGCTAGTTAGATTTTCTTTAGCATTCCAAGAATCTCCATAATAACCAGAAGCATCAACACCACCACGAGCATTATAGTAACCTAAAGCATCTAGTCCGAATTGTTTTCCATTTTCAGCAAGAATTTTTTTTGTTGATTCTGGAAGTTGACTAAACGGTACTGGAGCAAATCCTGGGTCTACAGATTTATATTGACCTATGCCTAAAAGTGCCATTATTACCCCTGGAATCCGAAGTCGCGGAGGATACCGTAAACAGTACTTGACACTTCTTGTCTAGCGTTCTCTGTCATATCCCAACGAGAGTCTTTACGTAGTAATTTCTTGAAATCGTAGATGTTCATATCGCCTTCATTCGTGATTGCGCCACGAAGTGTCGGATCATTTAGGTCTACTTGGTTAGGGTCTATTTCTAGAGTAGAAGCCATAATGCTTCTATAAGGTGCATAAACCTGCTCTAGGTCATAGCCTTGGTTTAGCAATTTGCGAACATAATCAGGTTGTCCTTGCGCTGCGAACTGACGTGCAGTTTGAGCAATAGCGTTAGGGTCTAACTCGCCCAACGCAAGTTTCTGCAAGACTACATTCTCAAGAGTTGAATCTTTGGGAACCGATAACTTAGGCAAAATATCTTCTAGTTTCAAACCATTTGCCTTAGCGATTCTTTGCAGTTCTTGGTAATTGGTAAGAGCTTCGCCTGTATAAGTAGCCTGACCTCCACCAGTCCCAAGACCAGTACCTACGATACTGGTTATCTTGCCTATGTAAGGTGCAATAAATCTATCAATAGCAACGCTATCGTTATCTAAAAAGCCATCATAAATCTTGCCTACTACTTGGTCTAACTGTTCATCTGTTAGAACAGAACCCATTCTACGAGCGCGATCCTGAACAGAACGGCGAAGAGAAGCGGTATCTTGGGCATATTCAGTCTTACTTACATCTTCTCCAGCGGCACGAAGTTCATTATGTTTAGCACGAGCAATGATACGTTTACGCAGATTCTCAGAGTTCTTTTGTACCCATTTAGTTAGTTTGAGTGCAGAAGCAAACTTTTCTGGTTCCCAGTTATTATTTACAGCCTCAACAAGTAAGTCACCAAGTTCTGAATCAAGGTTGAAAATATAGTCAGGTAAGTCATACCAGAACTCTGTCTTCTTGAGAATCTCAGTAAGAGTCTTTTTACCTTTAGGCGTTTCTGCTGGAGTTTCAACCAGAACACCGTCTTTGTAAGTCTTGCCTTTATAGGTACCAGTAAACGGTTTACCATTAGCAAACAAAGGTTCATCTGCGGTGCCAAGGCCCTGATAAACTACATCTCCTTCTCCAGTTTTTTCTGGAAGTAAGATTCCATTCTCATATTTTTGACCATTGTAGGTTCCGCTAAAACGCTTACCACCAAGAGTAAGTGGGTTATCTTGAGTCCCAGTACCAGCGTACTTTTCACCAGCGTCTGAATCGCCCTTGCCATCTTGTGTTGCTGCGGTAACAACAATACCATTCTTATATGTTTTACCTTGATAGGTGCCAGTAAACGGTTTACCATCAAGCAGTAAAGGGCTTTGCTTACTACCAGAACCTGTATATTTATTCTTGGTTTCTGTCTTCGTTACAGCCTTTTTCCAGTTATCTGGAATTGGCGACTTTGGCACATAACTTGGAGCAGCATAGGACATACTACCAATAGCGGTTTTGCGCTCATCAAGTGCAGCCTGAATCTGTTTTTCAACGTCAGCAGAGTTCTCGCCACGAGCAGTCAATGTATTGTACTGAGAATAAAGATTCTTTAGTTTAGCATCTACAGTTGTTATCTTTGATAAAGAAGTCTTGTAGCCAGTATTGACCTTTATATCAGACTTGATTTTATTCAAGTTTGCATTGGTGGCCTTTATCTTCTCATTTATATTCTTGATAGTGGCATCGTTTGGCTTTGCCTTGTTTTTTTCTGCCTGAAGATCATTGCCAAGAACCTTGAGAGTACCCTCTAGGGCTATTCTCTTTTTGTCTAAAGCGGTAAGGATTTTCTGTAATTCAGCGACTGTCATTACTCACCCGCCAATACTTTCATAGCAGTCTCATAGTATGAGAGAACTTTGTTTGCCTTTGCTTCATCAGTTCCAGCAATCTTGTCAACAAGGTACTGCTCGGCTTTGCCACTTGTGAATCCTGGCTTAGTGCTAATTTTTGTTTTCTTGCCAACAGTAGTAGCTGTTGTAACAGTAGGTTGTTTGGCTGCTTTTTCAGTAAAGGTGGTTGTGTACTTTGCGATTTCGTCAGCAGTTGCGGCACGACCAAGTTGATCCTTGAACACCTTGTCAATAATGGTCTTAGCAGTATCCTTAGTAATAACTGACTCTTGTTCGGTAACAGAGGTACCATCAGTGCCAGCAGTGCCACGAGATGCGGCTTGATTAGCTAGATAGTTTGTAAAGAATTGACTTGAGAACTGTTGCCCTAACTGAGAAGCCTGAAGTTGGGCTGCCTGTAAAGCAGCATTGTAAGAGTTCAATAGGTCATCATTGAATACACCATTGGTTGGAACCCTATAGCCTGCACTTTTTAGCGCTAAAGCAATTTGCTTGCGTTGCGCTTTAGGCATATTGTATAACTCAACCGCGATTGGATTGGCTGTTCCAGTATTTACAGCAGCATTACTAGAGACAGTTGTATTGGTCTTGATGATTTGTTTCTGCCAGTTAGGAATTTCTGTTGGTCCTGGCGAGCTTTTCATTTCTCCCAATTTATTCTCCAATCAATCTAGCAAACAGGACATCGTATGCTGCTTGAGCATTTGCATTTCCCTTTGCCAACTGCTGTAGTTGTGTTTTGATATTCATTCTCAAAAGGTCTTTGTAACTTTGGGCAGTCTCGGTATTGCCATAGACTGCATCTCTAGTGTTTTGATACTGGTCAAACGCTTGGCTCATCTGTATAAGTATCGCCTTGGTCTTAGGCGATGCCGTTACTGTCTTGTCAGCAAGCATTAGACGTAAGTCATCATAGGCACGAAGACGACGAATCTTAGACTCAGCGCCCTTGCCTAGTTCTTCTTGAAGCATTGGTCGAGCACCTAAGAATTGTTCTTTCCACATTCCAAACTGATCGCGTAATTGACGCTTTGCTGAATCAGAATATGTAACAGCAAGTTGCGCTTCAAAATTATCACGCTGTGAGTAATACTCTTGCTCATCTTTGGCAGTTTGAATCTCACGAAGGAAATCTTGTAGCGTCTTATTTTCTTTTAGGCCAGACTTATACAGCAACTTATAGGCATCAAAGTTGAAGTCACCTTCACGTGGCATTAGGAATACGCCACCTTCTCTATACTTCTTGAGTAAGCCTTCGTTCTGCTGAATCCAACCAACAGACTTATCTACCGAACGAGCCGCTAGAACTGAGGTATTGTCAGACTCAGAGATGGTATATGGCATCTCATCTGGGAAGAGACGAATCCATTCTTCTGTAGCCTTATCAATACTTCCATATTGATTGATAAGTTGATTGAATACCTGCTTGAACGATGTGCGTTCATTGTCACGAACCCACTTTGATAGGTCACTCTTGAGAGTAATCTGTGGTGATGCTGGAGCAATGAAGCCAAATAGCGCTCGAACAGCAAGGACTGAAATAGTCGCAGACTGAATTTTTTCTTGGTACGCTGCTAACTCTGCTGGAGTTGGTGGTATTTCTAAACCAGTCTCTGGGTCAATCTTTGGCTTTAGTCCATTACCTGAAGCCTCAAGATAGGTAGCAGCCTTACGGAAGGCCGATGCGTACTGTGAATTACGCTCATCTTTGTTCAACGCTGCAAGGATACGGTTGACGTGTCCAGGCAGAACCGCACTTATCATTGGTTGATCTACGCCATAAGTACCTAGGAATGTTGCTTCTAAATCTTTCAACTGAGGCACTACATTGAAAACCATCTTCATTGGCACCGAAGCAAGCGGTCCAGCAAATGTCGGGAATAGTGAATCTGGGTTCATTGAAGGAGTAATCATCTTCAACTTGCCACCGAACTCAACAGGCATTGGAACTTGGAATGCTGTTGGCACACCAAAGGCCTTCATTACGCCGTTCATTACCTTGTAGACAGGTGTTAGGCCAGGATAGAAGAAGTACTGGTCACCATTGTCATCTGTCTGTACAAAGCCAGAGTGTGCTACACCTTCGTAAGTAAGTGATGCACGTGTTACTGCTTCTGGATTGTACTTGACAGTGCGGTAAATACGACGATAAAAGTCTTCAGTTGCACGATAGAAACGAGCAAAGTTACGGCTAGACATAGCCAACTGGCTACGTACTGCAGGGTTATCCACAAATGCTAGAACGCGTTCCTTAGCCAAATCCTCTGCGATAGAAACAATATGAGCCTTAGCCGCAGCCTCTGCTGCAACCAGTTCATCACCAGTTTTACCAGCAGTGAACTGATCCATAATGCGCTTCTCAAAACCAGCCGCACGCATATCCTTACGAATACGAATCATTGAGTCAATGACGAGTGGCTCACGTGAAAATCGAGCATTGGCTTCGCCCATATAATCCCAAGCCTTATCAACCAAGGATGATGCAAAGTTATCGGTATCAGATACTGGAACAAGCGTAGGTCCAGATACCCACTCTGGGGCTAATTCTGGATTCATCTTGTTAGGCAAATCTTCTAGGCGGAAGTCTTTGGTTGAGATGACCATTTCGCCTTTTTCGTTACGAAAACGAATCTTATTGAGCAAGTCTTCATTGACAGTACCATCACGCTTAGAGACAAGGTTCTTGGTTGCCTGCACTACACGCTCTGCGTGTACTCGTGTTGAGGCACCAGTTTCATACAATGAGAATCTTCCGCGTTCTTTAGCTGGCAATCTATCAAGGAACTCTTGGACAGTATTGATTGCTACTGCCTCATCTGGAGTATTACGTAGGTTCATCAAAGCCAAACGACCTAAGTCATCTTTGGAGATAATTCCAATCTGGACCATCCAGCTAATGCGTGCATCATCAGATGCAACTGGGTTGAACTCTGAATAGTCTTTTAGACCTGTGGCTTGCTTGAGTTTCTTATTATTGATTTCAATAGCACCCATCTTGCCAAACTTAGATACATCTGTTGTGGCATTGAGGTACTGATCTCCACCACGAAGAGCGTTCTTTCCGCCTTCTGCTACTGCTCCTAGAGTGTCATCTAGGTATCCGTACTCTGCAATTTCAGCAAGGAGTTCTGCGCCTTCTTTATCAAGTTTGCCTACTACCTTAGATTCAAGGATGGCTCTAGCCATAACCTTTTGTGCAGCCTTTGTATCACCAGATGCAATAGCCTCATCCATCAGGCGTGCATACTCAGCGCTCTGCTTGCGATAAACAAGTTTATTGATAAAACCTAAGTTACCAGCACCCTTTGCTTGGCGTAGTTTTGTAGAAAGTAAACGTGCTTTTGCTACGCCCCAAGGTGAATCACCTACAGCAAGATGAAGCATTAGGTCTTCTGCTGCGTTACGTACTGGAAATCGTGGACCAGCAAGAGTTCCGATTGACCAGTAAGAAGTCATACGTTCTGCCCACTTACTATGAGATACGCCCATAACCCTGTCAATAACTCCAGAGCGAGCGGCTAATCTGTCAAGGTCAATGATAGATGGAACTGCCATATTAGGCGATAGTTGGTATCCAAAAATAGCCATTTGCTGACCATTGAACTCTGCAGGATTGGTAACTTCTGTTACTGAGTTACCAAACTCATCAGTCTTACGCTTGACAACTGAGGCAGCGTATTGTTTATTGCGACCAGAACCAGCAAACTCATCCATATAGGACTTACCTGCTGTTGATTTTGATACACCACGTACTTCAGCTACAGTATTCCAAAGGCCTGCAAAGATTTGCTTGCGCTGACCTTCATTACCAGCGGCAAAAGCCTCTGAGATAATGCGTGAATGGTAACGAGTATTACCTAGACGTGCTAGACGATAGACCTGAGTCGCTGCATCTGGCGCGTTGACATCAAAGAATCCATCTTTGAAGTATGGAATCGTTGTGAACTTACGTGCAAAACGATCAATACGCCCTTGAATCTGAGCAAGAGGCATACGATATGCGCCATCTGCACCTTTGAAACGACCAACTTGCCCTTCTGCTTGAGCAATATCTTCAACACGGGTAGTGATACCAGTGACAATATCTTGATATTCAGGGGCTGTACCGTATAGGGCTTGAACAATTCTTTGTCCAACCTTGTCTATATTGAATACTTTGTCAGTCGCTGTAAAGAAATTGACACGAGCTTTACGCGCTGCGTTTAGGCGTGGTACAAGTGGGGTTTTACGAGCTGATTGACCACTAAGAATGGTCTTGACATCTGCGTGATTTTGTAAATAAGCCTTAGCAGTATCAGCATTTCTGACACCTGCGCTGATAAATTCATCAACTGCAGCAGGACCAAACTCTGGAGCTAGGCGACGAAGCGCTGTTGATGCCTTTTCTGCAGCAACAAGGTCATCTGCCTTACGAGCAGTCTTGAGATTATCAAGTTCTTTACCATAAGCATTGAAAAAATCAGTTACACCGTTACGTCCAGTCAATGGATTCTTGATTGAGAAAGCATTGTCTACTGCTTTAGCATCTCCTGCGATTTTATAGAGCGCATAGTTAGCAGCATCGTAGGCTTTCTTGGCCTTACCTAGGGCAAGTGTCGGATCTGCAAAGACTCGATAGGCAGCATCGCCAAAACCAGAAATTCCTTTGTATAAAAAGCCAGAACCTTCTAGACCTTCTGGAAGAAGTAAGTTTGCTAACTGACGACCTGGTGAGTATTTAGCCGCCTGCACCTTATCAAGTGCATCTTGAAATAGTTTATCTTCGCCTTTGGCTGCAGATGCAGCAATAACTTTTTCACCCTCGGTGCCTGATGCGATAATCTGATCTAGCGGAATACCTTGGGCTACCTTGATAGCAACATTAGTTCTATCTGATCCGTATTTATTGCGAGTATCTGCAATACGAGTTGGGCTAAATACTTGGTCGCCTTTATCGTTTGCCATCTTGAATGCTTTGTCAAGGTCTACACCTTGGTCAAGTGCGATAGCACCCGTACGATAAACACGGGTCATAAAATCTGATACTTCGTTTAGTGTGCCAAATACGCGACCAACAGTTTGTTTTACACCTTGGCCTGCATAGTGAATAGCACTACCAAGCCAACCACGCTTTTGTTCTGGAGCTTCGTTGTCGTCTCCACCGAACAAAGCCACGTGAGCAGTCTGCTGACTTTGTGGCAAAGATTGAAACTTCTGTTGAGCTATAGGTGCAGGCAGCGCTAATAGACCCTTATGAGAATCTAGTAACTTTTGTAGTCCATCTACCTGAGCTTTTTGGCTAGGACTAAGGTTTGCACGAGCTGCTGCTGCTGTGATTGACTCTTGTGGCACTTACATACCTCGCGCTAATGCACGCTGATAGAGAATATCTACATCTCCTGTGTCGTCATACGGAAGCATTCTTGCCAAAATGTCAGAAAGTTTTTCTTGTGACTGTGGTTGCATACCTAGCGCATTTGCTCCAGGGCCAGATCCTATATCAACACCTGCTGTAATTGGTTCCTCTGGGCGTTGCGATGGAGCAAATAATGGGGTTGCTGGTGCTTGTCCCGCTGCTTGACGTACTTCTGTAGCAGTAGCACCGCGAACATCTGGTGTTCTTGCAAGTGGAGCGCCTGCTTTGATAGCGGCATTCTCTACACCTTGACCATAAGTATCTGGTTGGAATGACAAACCATCTGTTCTTGTGGAGAACGGACCTGGACCTGCTGGGCCTGCGAGTGGTCCTCTAGCCATTGTTGTCCTCCATCTTCTCTAAATCTGATGTGAATTGTTCCCACACTCTGGAAACCTTTGTTTTTCTATTTGCGTTATACACTGCTAAATCTAAAATCTCTGATGCGAACATCTCTATGGCTCGCACTATATTCATAAATAAACCTGAGAAAACTACTAAGAAATCTGCGAGAGTGATAGAACGCGGTACGTAATCTTTGTCATCGTCCACGCTCTATCCTCTCAAATAACACTAAGCCTTCTTGCCTTTGCGAGCCTTACCAGCGAAACCAAACTTGACCATTCCGCCTTTTGGCATCGGAGCCTTCTTTGATCCTTCTGTTGGCTTCTGTACTGAAGCCTTTGCACGACCACCTTTTTTCATATCACACCTCCCTTACCCTGCAATAGATGCGAGTAATGACGCTATATCTGGACGAGAGCCAGCAGCAGGGGCCGCACCCATTTGTTCTGGAGTTGGCTGCGAGGCAGGAACGGGGGCCATACCTGCTGCTGGAACTTCTGCGCCCATCGGCACTTCTGGTTGTGGTTCAGGGGAAGGGAATACTTCCTGAACAATCGTCTCTAGTTGCTTACCTTTTTGACGACCTTTGATTACTTCGGCGATTCGGGAAACGATTTGAGAAGGATCTTGACCTTGTGCTGCAATCGCTGGAATAGCCTGGGCGTACTGAGCAACAGCAACACGCAAAGAATCGCGCATCTCTTCAATATCCACACGCTGTTCTTCTTGAGTGACATTGAGCTCCATTGGGATTTCACGACGTACATAGTCGCGGCTTACAAGTTTATCGCTACGCATCTGTAGCAAAGCAATGATGGCGTTGTTGGGATTCATTCCAGACATAATGCCGTAACGAACATCTACGCCGTATTCACCAGCAATCTGCTTGCTTGGTACATACTTCATATTGAACGGTGTACCGTCATCTACGCCTTTGATTTCCTTGGTCATAGAGCCAAAGATTTTCTCGTCTACTTCAAAGCAGAGAGAAACAAGTTCAGTAAATAGGCGTGCAAACTGTGCTTGTGCTGCACGTACTTGGGTATCAAAGCCTGCTTGGAGTGCTTGAACTCCACGACCTGTGATGATGGAAGCATCGACATTACCGCTGCGTACTTCTGGATAACGAGCGCCGAGACGAAGTTCACGCTCTAGGACACCAGATTCAGTAAAGACTCCAGGTGGTAGTTCTAGCGGTACGCGACGGATTGCTTGTGGATTAGCAGAGCGCATAATCGCATCAGGGCCGAGTGCAAGTTCTTGTACATCCTGTGGAATAGCAATCGGTGCTTGGATAGACTTCTCTGCTGCTTGAATTTGTAGAACGGCAAAGCGAGCGCGAGCAAGTTGTACAGCCAAGATGTCATCAAACTGACCGCGTGCTTCGCCATCTAAGGATGAGCGAACTGCAACACGTGCCATACATTTGCCAACAGCATTAGGCAAGTTAGAAAGAATAAGGTTGTTGCGGTCTGGTACGTAGATAAGATCTTGGTCTTTATCGTGGTAGCGAACCATCGTGATATATGGCGAGCCTGATGCGTACTGATTCTTTGCAACAATCTGGTTGTAGAACTCTGGGTATTGCATTGCCAAAGATTCAGCATCAGTATTGACTACCTGAGTGATAGAGATGCAACGACCGAAGCGGTCAAGTTCAGGATAGACACCGAATGGATTGAGCAAGCGGATACGTGGATTGTTTGTCTCGTAATCCATCTCTACGATTGCTGGAAGCATACCGTAGGTGTTGAACCAGTCAGCGCCTGTATACATCTGAATTTGTAGTTCAGACATTGAAACATAATAGTTGGCGATACGAGTTCTAGTATCTGCACTCTTGCGTGCTGAGTCTGAAACCATATTGGTAGCAGCGCAGTTGAATGATGGAAGCGGAGCCATAACCTCAGCGAGGTCACGAGCTGCTACATCTACGAAGTTAGCAACAAGAGGCTTTGGGTATTCTTCTGAGAACATCGCAGGATAGACCTTGCTGATGTCTCCTTGACGCACCGATAGCACGTCACGCATACGTTGATCGCGTGCAGCATAACGCGACTGAAGTCGCGCTACCTTAGCGATTACCTCTTTGGTTGATAACATTGTCCCTACTTCTTCTTTAGTTTGATAACTGGCTTCTTACCAAAGCCCTTCATTGAAACATCTGTATCGCCTGGGTATTTCTTGTTCTTTGAAGGTAGGCTCTTGCCCTTACTGATTGCCGCATCAAGTGCGTTCATTTTCTTTTTGGCTGCCATTAGATTCCTAGTATCCGCTAATAAACTTATTCATTTTCTTTTTTGCTTCGCGTTTTGCAACTCCTGTAGCACGTGTTGCAGTTCTAGATCTTTCAGTACCAATCTGACGCGCTGTGGACTTGAGTGCTTGAGAGATTGCTTTCTTTGTTTGAGATGCAGACATACCAGCAGCCTGTGCTCGCTTCATCAAAAGGTCATAAGCATCTGAATCTACATTGCTATAACGTGCTTTAGCAATAGTTTTAGCAAAAGCCTTATCATCTGTTTCATATGCGCGAGATACATCTTTTACAGTTGCACTCTTGATTTTTGTTTTCTTGGCTTTTTCTAAAGCCTTTGCTTTGTTATATTCAGCAGTAGTTTCTTTTTTGCCAGATTCACCAACAGCAGGTTTATCAAAATAATTTGTTTTTTTGCCGTAGGCTTTTTGTCTTGCTTTCTTTGCTTTGTCTGATGCTGATGACATATTGTCTCCTAGATGAACTGTCTGTCTTTTTCTGCAAGGAGTTCATCTATGTTGATGACCTTGCGCTTGCCACGTTCAAAGCGTGACAAAAATGGATTTCTCATATGGTGGGTAGTGTGGATGCCTTGGTTGAGCCACTCACGTGCTTTGATTTCACAGAACCATAAAGCCATCACCATATCGGTCTTACCCTTAGTGGTAGGTGACCAGGTAATAAGTTGCTCTATCAGGCTCTTGATATTTTCTGTCTGATCTGATGGGAGATGAATGATGTTATCTCGGTGGTGCTTACCATCGGGTTGCTTAGTACCAAAGAGGGTGGACATAGAAGCCACACCAAAGCCTGCATCCCACTTATTGTTACCAGTGTGGTGTTCTCTTAGTACAGTTCCCTTCGATGCAAGGAATTGTCTAATTCCTTCATCTTGCGTGAGAAAAGATTGAAAGGCATTACGCTCCACGATCCATTCCGATGGTGCATATACGTGAGTCCAATCGGTAATGAGTTGCCTGATTTGTGCAGGCGTAGGACGCGTAATTTTGATAGCGTCAACAACGTAGCGCTTATGAGTAGACCTATCAACTGCATAACAGACTGCCGCTGTGTCTCCGACCATCGCTGGGTCCAATCCACAAACAAAACTGAAACCGCCCAGGTCCCTGGGGTGACCTGGACTGCCAGGCACCAATCGACCTGCTTTTCGCATTCCATCGATAGAGCCTTTCACACAGACAGGATCAAAGATTGCATCATCAGATATATCTTGCTGTTGATAAATCAAAGCCCAGGTGGAGGCATCCATAGCTTGACGCTCGTTGTATAAGTTGCGTCCATTCCAGCGAGGCCATAGGCCTTCTTCTGTTTTCTGTTCTTCAGGTTGTCCATCAAAGGGTGCATCTGAATAAGGCCAAAGAGTGACCCACTTGTCAGGGTCTTCGTGTGGTTCAAGGAGCGCTGGCATTGCCAGGTATGTCCAAGGAACTAAGCCGCCAGGGTAGCGGTCTTGTGATCTAAGTTCTTTATACAGGTCTACCGCTGATACGCGGGTACCAATAACGATGAGTTTACCTGTCGGGTTGAGACGGCTTCTAACATCTTGGGTGAGCCACTTGATTTGTCGTTCAAAGTCATTTGCGTTACTCAAGGTTACTGCGTCATCTATGATAATCATATCTGCACGCTTACCGTAAATCTGACCGCCAATACCTACGGCTTCAATGTTCGGGTCCTTCTCAGATGACTCACGGAGTTCATCACCAAAGGTAACACGGGTAGCCTGCCAGGAGGCTGTCTTAGATTTGAACCCAACCCCAGCGGCGTAGGCCTGCTGTAGTTCTTCGTACATTGGATGCGTCAGTCGCTGCTTGATAGCATAAAGGAAGTCTGCGGCTAGACGCTGGGTTTGGGAAACTATGAGAACTCTAAAGTTCGGGTTATTGACAATCTTCCAGGTGACGTAGTCAACGGTGACCGTCATTGACTTGGCGTGGTTTGGCGGAATATTGATAAGGATGCGGTTATTAGCCAAGCCCTTTTCGTACTTCATCGAAGAATGAAGCCAGCTAGGGTCACGGCCTTCAATAACATCTATCAGGTTCTGCTGATGTGGAAAAGTCTTGGAACGTAGGAAGCGTTCACGGAACTGAGCAAAGGTCAGTTCGTCTAAGGTCTTCTCTATAAAGGAAGCTCCGCGTAAACCTAGGCGGGTTCTATCAACTTTATCTTTGAAAGCGGGATCTGTACGGCGGTAATACTCATAGGACTTATAGCTCTTACCAGCAGAGGCGACAGCCTGCTCTACCGTCATACCTTCTGCGATAGCAGATAGGATAACTCGCTTGGCTATATCGGAGGTATTCTCTGGCATTATGTCCTAACGGGTTCTGGGCAGAATACACCCAACTAAAAGAGGCTCCGCTTGAGCCTCATCATACGATTCGGCCTCGCTCCGCTAGGAGCGCTCACCGCTACCTCCCTAACGGGCGTAGCGTGAGCGTAGCGTCGCAAATGCTAGGGCTGTTCCGCATTTGCTCCCATATACTGTATTAGGCAGGAAAAAAAAGCGGTTTCCCGCTTTTCTTCCAAAAATCTTTATAGATGTGACTAACGTCACAGATATAGGCAGTTTAGACTGGAAAATGGATCCACTTTAGTGGAGATATTTTGTTGGGGTACATATACTGAGTAGTTCCTTTATTTATCAACGCGGGGTCGCTCGTTTCGCGCCACAGCGCGACGCTCGCGCCCTACTTTCGTGGGTGGAAAGGGAAGAAGGTGGGGGAAAGTGGTGGGGCTTGCTAACCCTACGGCACCCCTCCCTCCCTCAATAATCTTTCCCTCAATCTAATAAACCGCGCCAGCTCTGGACCGATAGGGACCAGAGATACCAGCGCCACTGGTCCCAGCTCCCGCGAGATAGTTGAACTTTCAACCAACTCTCAACCAGTACTCAAGACTTCATCCCGTGAATAGTCTGACCAGACATAACCGACACGCCGCAGCTTTACGGGTTGACACTTACCCTAACTATGGTAAATTGAGCTCACTGGCCCACTTGGACCAGATGAACCGAGAAGGGAAAACTAGAATGAAGCAAGTAACTAAGTCAGAGCTCAACCAGCTTGCAGTCAGTGGAAAGTCAGCTCTTGCAATTATTCAACGAGCTATCAAAGAGGAAAACTATGATGAAGCTCTAGAGTACTGGGCCTATCTCAACCATATGGTGACGGGCCTAAAGCTCGGAATCGATGCACGCCGCGTTCAGAAGGGAGCATAACCGTGACTCGTAAAGATTACGTTGAGCTAGCTAAGATTATGGCTAATCTCCGAGAGTATATCGAGCCACGCACCCGTGAGGGTCGCGGCTTCGATGAGACTATATCCAAGCTCATTGACTGGCTATCAGAGGATAACCCCCGCTTCGATGCAGCTCGCTTCGAGTCTGCGATATACGACTCCCGCGCCTAGTTGCTGGACTATCGAGCACGGGCCTACCGTGCTCGGTGGCCTAGTCACTGGGACTGGGAAAGAATGAAGGGAATCAAGCGATGAAAGTTACACGGAAAGAGCTGATGGAGTTGGACCAGATGCTTCATCAAGCCTACGCGACGATAGCGTGTGGAATCGACCCCGTAGAGAATAAAGAGCTGATAGCTAGACTCGGAGAGAATATCCGAGCTATTCGAGCATATATTGAGGGAGCTAAGCGATGAGCGAGAGTCAGAGTCAGCTCAATCTCACGGAGCTCATATTCCTCAAGAGCGTGTTAGAGAATAAGATTGAAGAATTAGAGAGTAAGGGGGAACCCTTGGGACCGCTGACGGACGCGCTGCGGAAAGTAAAGTCACAGCGTGAAGCAATTCTCACTAGTAATTGGCAAGAATCGAATCGGGCCTAGTTGCTGGACTATTACCCCAAGGGGGCGTACTCTTGGGGTAATGGCCTAGTCGCTAGATTAGCGGCGGGATAGCTTGAAGGGAGCTAGTTAGATGGACACTATAAACGCAACGCGTACCGAGCAAGTAATTTATGAGATGCTGACTGAAAGTACGGGCCGCCATATTCTCGACTCTGGCGGGGAGAATGGTAGAGCGTGGCAGCGTAACCAAGCGCTGACGCTCGACGACTTCCGCAATGAAGCGCGAACCACTTTCGACGTGAAGTGGGGCGACGTTACCGTATCGCTCTTTCATCACTTGGTAGACCGTCTCAAGTATGAAGAGCGGGAGAATGCCTACTTTCACGAGTGGGCCAAAGATAAAGACGATTACTGGCTTCAGCTCGTGGAAGATTACGCAGACTTCAGAGGATGGACCGTTGCATTCTCGGAGAATAGCTATAACCGCGAATCTAATCTCTCGCAAGTCATCCAGTACACCGTCTATGACTCTGGCCTAGTGGCCCTGCAAGTACACGGGGGAGCTGACGTACGCGGCGGATATACCGCGCCCCGCATCTTCTCTATCGGTGACTTCTATGAACTAGCGCTGGAGAATGGGACTATCTATTGCACGGGCGATGCAGTCGATAGCGATGGCCCGCACCGTCTCGACGGTAACGCTCACGAGTGGTATTACGAGGGAGAGTATTCCCGTGAGTATTCTCCCTATGCAATGAGCCAGCGCCGCGACCTATTGAAGCTGGACTATCTACCGTGTCCAGTATGCGGCGCACCTATGAAGGATGGGGGCCAGTAATGAGACTTACACGACGTGGGAAGCTAGTCGCTGCCCTACTGGTGGCAGCACTGGCCTACCTATGGATGAACGTTGAACCAATATATGGAGACTGTAGGCAGACTATCGAGGGAGAAGTCTGCATATTACAAGGATACGAGTGGAAGGGAAGCAAATAATGACACTGGATGAAGCCAAGAGAATCGTAGGGAATCAACCTACGTGGGCGCTGAAGAATATGGTCAGAGCTCTGAAGATGCTCCCACTGATGAACACGGTGGAAGATGAGAAGCGCCTAGCGGCGGCAGTGCTAGTGATAAAGAGTAGGAGAGGAAAGTGATGAAGCTATATGAGATGGCAATAGTGACTCAAGTACTCACGGTCCGAGCTAATAGTGAGGATGAAGCTGAAGCTAAGTATGAAGCATACTTCAGTGAGGAGGAGTGTCCCTGCGGGTCCGAGGGATGCGACTGCGTGGAAGATAGTGAAGATACCTACCATATAACTAGCGAGATAGGAGAAGGGTAATGACTATAGATGAAGCACTGAAAGAGCTGGAGAGTAGGGAAAGAGAGTATGGCCTACGTTCCGAGAATCTAAGTAATGGCGACTCACTTTACTATGAAGGGTTGAGTGATGCGTATGGAGTGGCAAAGAATCTACTGAAGGGAGTAAAGGGTAATGACTAAGTACTTAGCTAATGAGAATGGAGACTGGTGGGCAGTGGGAGAGGGAGAGGGTTATCTATTCCTGATAGATGACACCGACCCAGCCATTGCTGAAGCAATGAAGAGTGAGGATGCGTCACCTAATGACGATAAGTTCGAGCGCTTCATCCAGCGTCACGGGAAGGTGGTGTATGTCGATGAATGCTGAATATAGATTCGACGTAATAGTGCGAGTAGAAGAGGATGACTATAAGCGGGTTGCAACGATGGAGATATATGACGTAGAAGATAGCGACCCAGTGCGCCTACCAATAGCGGAAGAGAGTGTCCCTTATTACAAGGGGATGGACCTAGGTAGGTTGGGATGGCGAGCGTGGGACTTCATAGCTATCCCTCCCGCACCAGAGCCAGAGATTGATGACCTAATCAAGATGGAGGAGGAGAGCAATGCCTAATCTCAAGCTGCGAGAAGAGCAATTACTAGCGCTCACTGAAGAGGAGCGCGAGAATGGGGACGATAGCAACCCGATTCTGTACGCAGAGTCTGGGCCTAATCGATTCCATAGCATCACACTATTCTTCCCAGAGGGGGATGGCGTGAAGGTTGAGACTGACTTAGACCTAGACGTACGTACCGTTGAGTACTTCAACGATAGGGATACTATCGAGCTGACTGAAGGCCCTATCTATGACTGGGCCGTTGAGATATATGAGAATGACTAGGAGGAGAAAGTGAATAAAGAATATCTACAAGCCAAAGCTGACCTATGCAGGGACCTAGCTATCAAGCAGATGGTCGAGGGCAATAGCGGGGAAGCAGGGAAGAATCTCATCAGGATGGTGAACGCTCTCAACGAGCTAAGCCTTATCAATTACAAGGAGGAGAAGAATGAAACTTGTAAACTTCTATGAAGTGATGGACCGCAAGGGAGATATAGCGTGGGGAGGAGCATCCTCAATGGAAGCCATCACGTGGTTCAGAAGAGGAATAGATAGCTCCATCTTCGTATCAGTCTGGGACGAGGAGGACGGTGAGGACCCGCGTCTAGTAACCGACAAGATAGAGATAACGGGTGCAGTAATGGCAGCTCTTATGAGCGGGAGGTTTGGGTCGTGATATTCTTAGGCGTATTACTAATGACTATAGTCGCATATCTACTTATCGTATGGGAGGACAAGCTGAATGAACGAAGATAAGGCGAGGACACTAGCTGCGGTAAAGCAGTCGGTGTACTACCGTAACTATCGACGAGCAAGGGACCGAGCACTGGTACGTCTAGCTCAAGCGCATCCCGACGATTATCGAACTTTGTTCGAGGAGGAGAGAGCAAGAGATGAAGCAGAAGGTAAGACTTGGACTAGCAGCGGTACTTCTATCATTCCCCCTGATGATGGTCGGGTTAGACCACGCACGCACACCATACTTAGACGCATCGAAACCAACAGTAATAAAGAGAATGAAAGCAACGTGGGAGGAGAAGCGTGAAAATAAAAGGACCGCAAAAGAATATGCTTGGGTTGCGTTTGGTTGGAGAGGACGAGAATGGGAATGCCTTCTCGCTTTATGGACCAAAGAGAGCAGGTTTGACCACTACGCCCAGAACCCAGCAAGCTCAGCTTTCGGAATTGCTCAACTCCTTGGAGAGAGAAGTCGAAAGCCTGAACTCCAAATACTGCGAGGCTTACGTTACATTGGTGAGCGTTATGGAACACCTTGCAAGGCTTACAAGTTTGCTCTTACCCACAAACACTACTAAGATAGAGGATTACTGATACCCCTTCGTCAGTAATAGATAACCCCGCAGGCCAAGAGTGCTAACTGCGGGGTTATTTTATTTATCGGTGGAGTAAAAGCCGCTACCTTTGAAGTGGGTCGGAGGTGATTCCCACTTGCGGGAAAGAGTAGTACCGCATTCTTTGGTAGGGCAGTCATACTCCACTTCGATGTCGTGGATGCTGCGAATAACGAGGAGGACGTTACCGCAAGCTGGACATTCATATTCATATTTCATTGGTAAGGACTTTCGCCACCGAGATTATTCTGTAATCTGCGTAGAGAGTTCTGACACCTACGATCAGCAGTAGAGACGGCGCACTCTAGGTAGTTAGCTAACTCTTGGAGAGTAAGGTTCTCGTGGTATCTCTTGATGAGAATATCTTTATCCATCACATCTAGTTTGAGGTATGCCTTTTTGATGTCAATGAGCGTGGCGAGGAGGTTGCCACCTTCAGCAGGAGCAGACTGCTTCTTTGGTTGCCCATCGTTGATGAGGTTCTGTGCCTGCTCTAACACTGTGTTATCTACAACGGAGGCGATGACGTGGGGTAAGAGTTGGGCGATGACGACAGTATCGTAGAAGGCTTCGTCCCCTGGTTTATATCCTGTACGCACAGCCTTTTCTTTGCGAGCGTAGCGTTCAGCACTGCGCTTCATCTGCCACGCGATACGCTTCTCGTTGATGATACGCTGGACTGTGTTCTCTTCATTCAATAGGCTATCAAGGTGAGCCACTCGTGAGAGGTACCACGAATAGCACTCTTGTACTACATCATCTCTATCAACATAGCCACGAAACCTACGCACGATGACGTTGGCTACGCTGGCTGTGATGTCAGGTATTGAGGGGTGAAGTTCGCTCATTGGCTCTCTTATTCATCTCTTCAACGTAACGGGCAGCCTTTAGTCTTTTCGCTTCTGCTATCTTTTTCCTGCGTAACGCAGCCTTGTACCACGAATGCTTCTCAGCCATTCTTACCTCTGACAATCTGAGCAGCACGATAAAAAGTTTTAGCACGAACCGCTGTGTCATTGAAGTTGTACTCGTCACTTATCATTGCATTGGTAGCCTGTTGCTCTAGTTCCAAGGCTATCTGCTCTCTGATTTCTTGCTCAGTCATTTGGTAACTCAGGCCACTTGTTATCAAGGACAAGGATTGCAATAGCAGCATAGTTCATCAGGTCAATGAAGGAATCCCTCAAGGATTCGTTGCTTGGTGCAACTCCTGAATCAAGGAGATTATTGATCCTGGCAGTCTTATCCCACATTCGTACACGCAGTCCGTTGAGTGGTCCACCTGGACTGTGAGCGATGTTCTTCGGACCGTAATCGTGATGTTTTCTAAGCAGGAGGGAACCTGCGGTATCATAGATTCGCCAGACATCTTCGACAAACTGCCCACTTACTTTCTTATTGGAATCGGTTGACAAGTAATAGTCCCAGCCTTGTAATCTATCGCTACTATTATCATCCCCATATCCATCAATAATCTGGCTGCCTCTTGGAGATCCTTTTTCTTGCTCACTCACTTGACTCCTCCTACTAGGTTGGCTGTTGCTTCTTTACCATTCACCAGATAAAAGTCTGTGATGTCCATACCTGGTGGTAATTGTACTATTTGTGAGTTTAGAACCTCACCTGCGACACGCCTAGAGAACTCTGCCCCAGGATTAGTGCCATCTTCTTTCACATCATTGTCTCCAAGAATATACACAACATCAAAGCCACCGAATAACTTTGGATAGAAAGGCTTCCACGCCGCTACTCCTGGTACTCCTACTGCTGGTACACCTACGACTGCATCCATAATGATTGCATCAAACTCACCCTCGCAGATAACGATGCTCTTAGTTGCAGACATTGTAGCTACAACGTTGAACAGGTGAGTCTTCTGCCCTACTGGTGAACCATACTTAGGCTTTCCATCATCTAATCTTCTGAACTTGAAACCTACACAGATGTCTAACGCTGTGAAGTATGGAATAGAAATCCATCCCTCGTATCCTTGATGTCCCTCTATCGGATCGGTGATAGTACCTAGGCGATAGCGAGCAGCAACCTCTTCAGATATTCCACGTCCTGCGAGGTAGGCTAGGGCCTCGTCGCTTATTGCCTCCGCGTAATGGTGAGCCGCCTCCTGTAACGATTTCGCCTGCTCTTGCGAGAGCATCCTTGAACCCCACATTCTCTAATTCCATAATGACATTGACTGCATTGCCACCCTTACCACAGGTGTGACAGTAATACAAATTGTTATATGTATCGATGACTGCACTCTTGCGAGAGTCATCGTGCATACAACAGCGCACCGATACGTTGCGCCCCTCTTTTACTTCTCCTCCAAAGTGCCTGACTACTTCAGCTATGGAGACTGCGTTCGCATCGGAGCTGGCTTTTGACCTCTTCGTACGAACCACCCTGGACCAGTCTTGTGCTGGCATCCGCAATCTCCTTCGCAGTTCTGGTGAAACTCCTTAGCCATATCAGTCTTACCGATAGTGTTGTGGTGACCTGCCCACGCACATTTACTGCAGATCATCTGCCTTCTTCTTTCTAGTCTTGGGCTTCTCTTCTGCTACTACTTCTTCTTTCGGTTCTTCTACTACCTCTGGTGTATTCCAGAGTTCACTACTTGTTATCTGTCCTTGTGGTACTGGCATTAGTTTTCATCCTTTTTCCAATAGACAACTTCTTCTACTAATTTTTCAAAGGCTGTTCTATAACCTTGAACTTGACCACGTAATTCATATATCTCTTGTAGTAAACCAGCGGTTCTATCTACATTCATTTCCATAAGCAAATGCACTTGCTCTGGAGTATCAGCCTTCTTTACTAGCTCTTCAAGTATACGGTGTCTGTCAACTATATCTTCAGTGTTGCTTTTTCTTCGCATCACTTACTCCTTTGCTCTAACCATTGGTCTAGGTCTTGGATTACCCAAGCCTTCTCTACTCCGTGCTGTCTGCGTTTGACTATGACGAAGGCTGGTGGGGTGACGGGTAGTCCACGAGCCTTCGCATAGTTGGCTGCCTCAGTCTGGGCTTCTGCCCAGAACTGCGGAAGATTGATTGACTTACGGTTCTTACACTCCAGAATATAGGTCTGACCTGCGATGATGGTAACGATGTCACCTTCATCATTAGATCCCGCCTTGGCTAGGCGTTCAGCAAAGTGTCCAAGTTTGCGTAAGTATTTCATTACATCCGTCTCAAACTTAGATCCCTTGGCTTTGTTATATGAACTCATAAAACCCTCGATAGATTTGAGTTATAGACCATCCTGCCGTAAGCATCGCTGTCATTGATATGACAGGTAGCAAAGTTTACAAAGAGTCCTATGTAATCCTTGCCGTCAGCTTGGTGTTGTCCAAATCGGTTCTTGACTGCTGCAACCCGAAGCGTATGCTCAAACGGATTGTAGCCAAGAGTAAGTATCATCGCAGGTAACTGACTCACCTTGCCGTGAATAGCACGACGTGCTGGTGGTTCAGTCATATCCTTACCATACTCACTCTGTTCTGATACGTGGTGCAGAACAAGCACACAGGCTTCTGTCTTGCGTGCCATATCGTGTAGCTCCATCATTATTTGACGTAAGCCTGCCCACTCATTATCAGATTCAGCGACGACGTTCATCAGGTTATCTATGACGATCAGTTGTGGACTGATTCCATAGAGTTCAATGTAAGCCTTTACTTCCGCCTCAATATCATCAAGGTTCGGTGATGAATCAAAGACCCACTGTATGTGTGATATATCCTGTAGACTCTCATCATAGGCACCAATGTTGATGCTGATTTGATTCTCTACAGTTTCTTGGGTGTGACCTGCTAGATGTGCCGAAGCACGTAGCATCACAGTTGCAGCGTCAGTATCTGCAGAAAAGAACAGAGTAGGCACCTTGGCCTTGATAGCATACACAAGAGCGAACATAGACTTTCCAGCATTCGGTGCAGCGGCAACCATACACACTTGACCTCGCCGAAACTTTATGCCCTTTTTGTCTAGGTCTTTCCACACAGTCGGAAGTGGCTGCGCCAATGTATGGGCAGTCCTCCAAGCGCGGTCTAACCTAAGCACTTTCCTCCCGTCGTAGAACTATCTTTCTCTGTCTTCTTATCTGCTTACGCTGGAACTCCGAAAGTCCACCCCAGATTCCGTAACGCTCATTGTGGATTGCCCACTCTGCACAGTCAGCTTGATGGATACACGAGTTACATATACTTCTAGCGTGTATGGCTTCTTGCGTTGAACCAAGTCCTGGTTCTGGAAACCAGAAGTCGCCACCTGATTGAGCGCAGAGAGGATCCTCGAATTCACGAGGCTCTCGCATTGGGTCATCGGACCCAGATAGTCGCGCACTTGTCTACCGCACCTTTAGGTGCAGCACACATATAACCTTTCCAAGGACCCTTCGCACTTACGCCTTCTTTGTAAGCCATTGGTCCGTGCTTACAGACGTTACCGCCACCTTGTGGCGCAGGTGTAGATGCTACTGGCGCAGCACTACGTACGGGCGCAGCATTTCCAGCGCCTCCAAATGATTGACTAACGCTTCCAATGAGGGCAGAAAAGTCTTGCGCTGCGGTAAGCAACGCTTCTAATTCCTCCTTGTTAGTAGCGTACAAATTGATAAGTGTTCCATCTGGTGCTTTGAAGTTCACCTGGAACTTAGTTGATTCTGGTGCAGCCATTATTTATCTCCAGTCTTCTTGACGGAAAGCCTTGCGCTTTCCTTCCCTTGTTTCATCGGCACGAAGCCTAGTGCTTTCTCCACTGCTTCCTTGTCGATGGTATTACTCTGAACAGTAGACCACTTGATCTCATATCCAGTAGTAGTAACTCCAGTTTTGCCAAGCAACTTATCGCGTAGTGCTTGTTTCTTTTCTTCTAATGTCTTTATCTCGGTGTCAATCTGCGTGTAATGTAACGCATCCATTGCGGCCTCGAAGTCATCAATCTGAGGTAACTCAGACTTGGTAAGTCCTTTTTTTATACCAACGCATCCCATCTCACCAGAGGCATCATAGAACTTGCAGTAGCTGGCACAGTAACTCTCGTGTCTTTCAGGCGCGGGAGCTTCCTGTGTAGTCCGAATAGCTTCTAGCCAATTCAGAGCCTCTAGTGCGATGGCCTCGTCATATGGTTCAGAGTGAACAAGAATGTCCCGCTCATCTCCGTCACGAGGTATGGCTACTAGGTTGACGTTCTGGACCTTCCCCAAGCCAGACTTGTCAATCAGATAACCATAGACTTGTACTTGCCAGCGTTGCTGTTCTGACGGAAAGTAAGAAAGGTTCTTGACTTTCGTAGTCTTCCAGTCAACGACATCTCCTGTCCCAGGAATGAAGCAATCAACGTGTGCCTTCATACCGCCGTATTCGACAGTCTTCTCCAGAAGTACATCTTGATTGTTGGCAAGCGCATTCTCTATTGCAGCGTGGATGGCAGTCCCCATAATAGCTGCGAGTTTTACCTCGTTGTCATTGGTTTCAGGTTGACCATTCAACCGATACCACACCTTACGTCGACAGCCTCCAAGCTCTGATGGACCGATTTGAACCTGCGTGGACCTGCCGCGCTTGTTCTCTTTCTCGTGAAGAGCCTTTACAAGTAGTTCTTTTATATCCATCCGTTGCCCTGCCATCTAGTAAGAGTAATGTTGAAGAATAGCAAATTGATTTGCAAAACTCTAGCCAGCATTCGTAATGGCTGGTAATCATATATCTTGTAGTAATCAAGTCCAATGGACCAGTTATCTGTATGGTGTGCATTGATATGCAACGTCCACACTTTCCAATCTTTTCTCACGTTAGCTCCCGTCTCTGAGTAACTAATTGAATCGGAGGGCAGGTATTGATGTCAAGCATTGATGCAATCTCAACAGAGCGTCGGGCGTGTTGCTCTACATTACCCACAGTGATACGACCCACGCGGTCATAAAGATAACCAAGAGCAAACTGCCCACCACTACCAAGTCCATAAATAGCGGAGTCCGATTGAATGAACGAGAGGTCTGTCGCAATATGGAAGAGGTTGCCATCAAACGATATAAGGTAGTCGAACCCTGCATCTTTTTCTTTTGTCGCTTCGTACGGATCATAGCCATTCTCCTTGAACGCCGTGAGTATAGATGGCAAGACTTTCTTACCCATCCACTGAATCGGATTAGCACCCTTGTAGGTAGGCGGAGTCCAGTTGTACGCAAGGATGTCACCAGGTCTGGTATCGCCTGTAATGCCTAACAGATACTTACCAACGTGAATAATTTTCGGAGTGGAAGTACTAACAGTCCTGAGATTATCTTCAGTAATCTGACTATCAGCAGCTAAGACAACTTGTTCATCAAGTTGGATTCCGATAAGTGTTGTCATAGCGGAAGGTTACCTCTCATCGGCGTGTCGTCGCGGTAGCGACACACCAGTTCATTACAATATGAGCCGTCAGGCGAATTACAGTATGGCCCTCACGGGCCTGTGGAAGTGAGGACAGTGTTGTTCCGTCTACTTCGGCTGCTGAAATATAGCCAAGAGCTTCCACCAATTCAAGCCTCTGACCTACGCGATGTAGGCCCAACTCACCAGTGTGTCTGTGGTTGTACCGTCTTCAACACTTATGTCCAGTTTGAGAACTATGAGATAGTTTGGTATGCCTTGGATGTACAATGTGCTAACTGTGGAAACTTACTCAAAGCACCCTGTCCAGTAGATAGACCAGAATGAACATTCCCCTGACAGAAGAAGACCTACGTCTAGCAGAAGAACTGTCAGAGAGGACCTATCAGAAGTATAAGAATTTCAATGGTCATTACCGCAACCTTCGATCATCACACTCCATCGGTAGGTTTGGTGAGATAGCTGCCCATAAATACTTCAAGCAGTTAGGTATGAATACCAACCCACACTTTCTCAATGTTGAAGAAGATTCTCTCTGTGACATCACCGCAGATGCTGTGCGCTGGGATGTCAAGACGTGGAACACCAGTTACTGGAATGTCTGGGGCAGAGCTGTATCTAGTAAGCAACTACCATTCCTCAAGAAGAAAGCAGATGCCATTCTATGGACCTCTGTAGACCCGCTACAGCCCACAGAGGTAAGCATCTATGGTTGGAATAGCGTTGATGACATCGCCCGCTATGAGCCTGTCTGGATGGGTCCAGAGGGCAACAAAGTACATAACCATCAGGTACCAATAGGTGACATTTTGCCACTTTCAGGCATAAAAAAATAAGGCCCCAGGATTTCTCCCAGGGCCTTTTGCCTCGCGCTATCTACAAACTACTCTGCTCCACGACCAAATTCTTTAGCCGATGGATCGAGCCACTTCAGTACTGGTCCAAGGAATCCAGCAAGTGCTGCTGCTCCAAGGGTCTTTACATCAGTTTCTCCTGCTAGGTAAAGTGCAATAGCAGCAGAGGCTGCAGCACGAAACCACGTCAGCGATACTTGCTTGAGTGTTTCCATTAGTTGCCTTTCGTTCGTTTATTGTGAACCTTACAGCAGGTACAATTTGGTGCTAAATTTGGTACCGAATTTGGTATCCAAATGCCACCTTTTGCCACCTTCTTCTTTGCTTGGGGCTGCAGGGCAGCCTTGAGCTGGTTCACAACTGTAGGTTGATTCATCCACCAAAACCAAGGGCTAGTGTCATTAGCGCTATCAGCGTTGATAGAAATATGAAGATGCTTAGTATGAGGGTTGCTACCACTGTAAGGCCTATTGCCAGACTTAGCCTTGAGGCGTGACCAAATTTTCTTATTGAAGATGAGGTAAGCAACCCTTTCATCTTCCTTGAGTTTTTCAAATATCTCGGCACAGTCAATACCTGCCTTTGGATCGTGGGTCAGGTCTACTGCTAGTCCCGTATTGTGATCTGAGTTAGGGCTTTGGGCTATGTGAGCCTTGCTTGGTAGGAGTCCATCTGATGCCTTGTTCCTCTTTGGTGCAAGCGCAGTTGCCTGCCGTAGAACGGCAATAGCAGCAGGTGTTGCACGTTTTGCAACAGGTTTCACGGGTCATCTCCTCAGCGCTTCTTTGACTAATTCAGTAAGCAAATCTACTTTTTCTTCCAGAGCGTTTACCTTGTCCTTCATAGAGCTACCGCCATTAGGCTTGAGTTCCATAAGGAAGGACTTGACTATCCAGCGTAGTCCCATAAATACGGTTGATGCTATTCCAAGTATGGTGGCAACAAGCATTGCCCAGTCTGCTATTGTCATTTATACGCTCCGAATTGTCACTACAAGCAGTCCTCCAAAGCCAGAGAACTTCTTATCTTGTGGGGTTTTATTGATGAAGTCCATCTCTTCTATCAGGCCAATATAGGATTCTCCTGTTCGGAAGTCCTCTATTCGGATGGTATCGCCTGCGTTTTCTACTGCTTCTAGTTGCTGCATACGGTCCCAAGAAGAACCTTCGTAGCCTACTTCTACACCGAACTTATCGCTCTCGTG